CCCACTGCTGTACCAACACCAGTGCCTGTTGGACTTTGAATTGCGTTATCATAACGAATTGTTAGTGCAACTGTCACAGGTTCGCTGGTAGCGTAGTTTAATGTATTATAGTTAGCACCTTGTAGGTAGCAACCATACACTTCCCATGTTTCTAATATTGATGGTGTGTTTGCACCATTGCCGCCATCTAAAATCTCGATACGAGTTGTAAACTTGTAATCGCTGCCGCTGGCTGCGCTGGCCTGTTCGAAGAAATCGAATTGTTTCTGTAGTTGTTCGCCAACTAGTTTTTGTACTTGACCGCTGGCATCATCACGTAGGTTAACACTGATGTTTTCCCATGTGTGTCGTCCTGCAAGACGTACTTTTGAATTATAAATTGGAAGTTCAATATCTTCAAAAGTTAAGTTTGGTCTTGTGCAATCGATAACTTGTTTAGTTAGTTCAGTTGTTGGTGTTGACACTCCAAAGTTTTCAAAAGAAACTCTGAATCTGTACTGCAACTTGGGCATTAACATGCCCTGTGCGCTTGCAGATTGGTCACTAGCCAACGGTACTGATAATTTGCTTAGTGTTGAAATAGCCATTGTATGCTCTCCGTTATTTTTATTTATTCACTTATAGTCCAGCGATTTCGCCAGTGTTCTTCAAGCGTACTGGAATGTAAATGAACTCAACGGCCTTGACAGGTTCGATAGCAATGTCTACGTATAGTTCATTTCTATCAATTCTGTTAGGTGTGTTGTTGCTTTCATCGCAGACTACTAAGAAGTCATACAGTGCTCGTTGTCCAACTAGTTCTAACAATAGGCTTTCGACCTGTTGCTTGATCTCATCACGAGTGATTTTGTCGTTGGGTTCAAAGATGTATGGTTTTGCTAGTTTGTTCAACTGGCTACGTAGATAAATTACCAAACGTGCTACGTTGATGCGATCTAACGCACTTGCATTTCTTGCTCTAGTCTTTTGTCCAAAGTTCACAAGACCTGCGCCTACAAAGAATGTAATTGGGTTAACTTTTACATTGTACAATGTATCGCGTTGGCCTTCATTTAGTGCCACTGATTGGAATTCACCTTCGTCAGTTAGGTAACCAACAGATGAAGCGTTAGTAATACCACCACGACGTGTACCTGCTGGTGCAAACCATGGGAATGAAACTTGATCACTTAGAGCAATCATACGCATAATCATATGACTTGGTGGAACAATTATGTCTCGGCCAGCGTTGTCGCTGGTAAAGCCCCATGGATAGAAAACGCCTAGATATTCATCACTGCTTACAAGACCTTTTTCATTGTCTTCTAGTGCCAGTGCGGCATTTGTACCCCAGTTGTTAATTGTTGTAGCATCTGGTGTTAAACGTGCAGGTGTATCACCGATTACAAAAGATGTTAAACCACGATCGTAGTTTAGACTGATCATTTCGCCAATTAGTTCTGGATATCCTGGGCAAGCCAACAAGTTAAATCCGTTACGTTCTGTGTCACGAATTTCTTGGTTGCTGTTTACCAATGCTTGTAGACTTTGTAGTACAACTTTACGCTGTGCAAAACGTCCAAATGAACCACTGCCATCTGCTTGGTTAGCACTTTCCGTAACCCAACGATGTGGGTAGTAGTTTTCCATACTGTCACCGCTTGTTGGCGCATCGCCTTGATCACTTTCGCTTGCTTTGTAGCGAATGTTATCATCTAGCGTGTTAATATAGTTCTTTTTAAACTTCTTAACGTTGAAACCGCTTCGACGTAGATTCCACAGCAACATACCACGTGGGTATAATGCAGGATCTGGTGCGTCAAAGTCTAAGAAATTACTGACTAGCAGTTCTTGGATACTTGCTGGGTCTGCTGTTAAGCCGTCTTCGTTCCAACGTGCATCTGCAAATAGAACACCATTTTCTGTTGTTTGATCACTCTTATCTAACAATATCCAACGTTTGTTTGTATAATCATAACGCTTGATTGATGGATAATTAGCGATGTCGCTGGTATCGATCCATAGATCACCTTCTTCTAACACAGTACCATCGCTTTGCTCGACTGGCTCACTGGCAGAAACAATTGGACCTGCTGGGCTAGTAACGCCAGCACCTCGGCCATGGTCATAATTCTTATAACCAACCCATGTATTTCCGTTGTGTACCATGACATCTACATCGTCTACTACACTGCTGTACCATAGAGTGCCATCGGCAACTAGTGTCTGTGGATTATCGTTGCTGATATAATAACTTTGACGCACAACATTAGCAGTGTCAGGAGTGATAGTCATTGGGATCCAGTTGCTGGCAACATATTGATATACACCACCGCTGCCGAACTGTAATTCATCTCCGTCTGCCTCTTGCTCACGGACTGTGTAGACATTACTGTTTTTATCAAACTGTAATAGTGTTCCTACAAATGCTGTACTATCACCAAAATCTGCAAAACGGATTTCGCCGCCAGTGCTGTGAGTAATTACTACACGATTTAAGTTGTCAACACTGGCAATGATATTTGTAAATCCTGCAAGGTTGATTGCTTCTGCAATTCTTTCACTGTCTACTGCATTGCCTTGAACTGTTATTTCAACGGCTTTGTTGTTTAATGTAGCACTACCAACTAGACTTTCAGCAATCTGCATTGTGTAAGTACCAGCGGTAATTCCAGTAGATGCAATTTCTTTACTGCGGATTACTGTTTCGCCAGTACGGAAACGACGTAGCACACGGAAGTCTGCTTGTGGAGAACTGTGTTGATTAAAGTTATATTCAACAAATGCACTGTTTAATGGAATGTTAATACCACCACCAGTCTTGTCTAGTTCAGCAAGTGCTGAATGTGCATTTGCGTAAATTGGTGATTCAACGTTGGCCCATAGTTCAGTGTTTCCGTTGTATTTCTTAACTCTCCAACGTGCTCCTGCATTTGGTTCTGTGATCTTAATCCATACAGAACCTGTTGGGCGTGGCTCACTGTCTCTTATTTTATAAGATGGCAGTTGAGTATGCTTGGAAATCTGTAGTTTAGGAGTATAGTAAGTTTTGGCAGGATCAATGGATAAAGTAAGGCCAGCAATAAGTGTACCAGTTACTTTCAAACTTGTGCCTGCTGAGAAAAATTCTAAAACGCCATTGGCATAGGATGCTGTGACACCTGCATTGGTGTCAGTGACAGCGGCAGCAACTTGTGCTAAACTTGTTGCTGTGGTCATACCAGTTACTGGTGTACCTACTGTATCGCCATCTAAGAATAAATTTAAATCATATGCGCCAGCACTAAATGACGCAGTAGAACCTGCACTGGCTGTGATTGTTGGGTGGCTAGCAATCCAGTCTGGACTACCAATCTTGACCCATACTCCGCTTCGATTCTTGTAATACATTGCCACTTCATGACTTGTAGACTGGTCAACGTTGGAAGTATTATCTTCTTGCTCACCTTCAGATAGTGCGTTTGTACCAACTGCTACAGCATATTCGCCAATACGTCCAACGCTGGACTTGGGACCAGTAGCAGTCAACTGACTTGCTTCTAACACGATCAATGGTGTTTTAGAAACAAAACTTTGTCCATTACGTGTGCTGGCAGGTGCGGCATTCCATTCAAAAATACCCCATTGTGTTGTACTTGTATCTAACCAGAATGTACCGTCTTGAGGATCGCCGCCTGGAGCGTCTGCTGATGGCTCAAGTGCTGTTAAATCAATGTCTGCACGAGCAATCAATACTGAGTTGGCCACGCCTAAGAAACTGTATGCGGCTTGCAGGCCAAACTCATTTAATTCGCCTGCATGAACTGGGTTGTTATTATTGTCAACACGGAAAGTTGGATCTCCAAACAAGTCTGCTAGTTCTCTTTGACTTGTTACTGTATAAACTTTTCCAGCATTAGTTGTTAGTGTACCTTGGGCTGTGCCGGTACCTGAAGCATTTTTCTTGTTGGCTGCTGAAGCAACGATAACTAGTGGTCTAGTACCTGGTTCAGCAGGTGTGTAAAAACTTTCGTCGATTACAGAAACCTGTACGCCTGGTGAAGTTAAAGCCATTTTAGTGGTCTCCTTTATTACTCATAATATTTAGCGTAACTTAGTAGAAAGAGCCCGTTATAACATCTAGAAAAGGGTTCAAAAAGGGCGGTTGCTAAATATCATATGCGACCTTTATGTAAAACCTGTGATTCCAAGCCCTGTGCAGTTAACTACTACAAGGGAAAGAAAGTATTCTACAGGAGTCAGTGTGACAGTTGTGCTAGAGGTGCCACACCCAAGAAGCCTAGATGGTATCAACTGGGTTATAGACAACGGGACTTTTGTGAAAAGTGTGGGTTCAAAAGTAAGAACGCAAAAGTATTCAATGTATTCCACATAGACGGAAATTTAGATAACTGTAGACCCACTAATCTAAAAACAGTATGCGCCAACTGTCAACGCATACTGCACCAAGAAGGTGTCAAGTGGCGGCAGGGAGATTTGACACCAGATTTTTAATTGCTAGATATAGGTCGTCAATACTGCCGTTATTGTCTAACTCTGCGTCAAACTGTGTGCCTACCCATGCTGTTTCACTGGCATGAATTCCTGTGCTTTCTAATTTAGTTTTACTAGAAGACCACATCATATTGCCGTCAGGTCCGCGATTTACGTTTACTGCGGCATCATACCATTCAGGCAATGCACCTCGTTTGATCCACACAATCCTACCGCCTGCACGGCGAATGCTGGCAATTTCGTTGGGGAAACGGCAGTCGCTGATTACAATGTTATCTGAGGAATTACGCAGTTTGTTTTCTAGACTAGCAATCCAGGTGTCATCGTGAAAGCCTCTTCGGCATACTTCTGTGCCCCAATATTGTAGTACCCAGCGTGGTGTTAAGTTGGGCATTTTCAAGCGGTCTGCCCACCAAGGATCTACTTGTTCTCGCCATTCACGAGCAGTTTTTGTGCGACCTTCCAGCATGGTTCTGTCCCAACCAAATACTGCGGCAACTGCATCTTTTAATGTGTTGGCAAAACTTTCTCTGCGAAATTCGTGAAAGTTAACTAGATAGTCAGCAACTGTGTCTTTGCCTGAACCAATAAAACCGCACACACCTATAATCATAGCGTCTCCTTAGATAACGCTAGTATATAACAGTTAGATTACAAGGTCAAATTATTTTTAGCCAATAATGAATGTGTAGCCACGTCCGCCAGCAACTTGAGTGATCAGTTCTGCTTCCAATTTTTCCATCTCAGCAGTGCCTTCAGATTTCATAGCAGATCCGTTGAGTGCTGTACCGCCTTGAGGGCCAGCAATTTGTGCGAACTTTTCGCGGGCTTGACCTAACATCAGTTTGCAGTTGGCCAGTGTGTAATCTTTAATCCATTGTGTGGCATATACATCATTTAAAATACCAATGTCGGGACGATAGTTGTAGCAGTAAAGCATTAGTTCTTCGTCACTGTTACGTGGACGTTGTAACAATGTTAATTTGTGACTTTGACTGTGCCATTTAAACTCTATAAAACTGCCAAACATACGACCAATCATTTCCTGATACTGAGCAAACAATTCGTAGGTCAATATGCCACCCATGTTGCTACTGGATAGCAAATAGGTGTTGGTGTAAGCCAAATTAAACGGTTCAAAGATTGTGCCGCCTTGCCCGCCACCTGTTCTTGAACCAATACTACGACGGAATATTTGACGTACTTCAATTACTTCCTTGGGCAATATGTATGTGTTCTGATCCTGTACAGTGGTCAAGAACATGTAACTTTCTTCCACACTACTGTCGCCTCGTTGACGATATTTGCCTAGAGCACGTTCTAATGCTGTTTCGTAGTGCTTGGGATCTAGTTCAACATCAATCATGCCGTCGCCCAGCATGTTACGACAGTAGTCGTAGACTGCTGTTTTTGCCTGTTGTAGTTCGTTGATTTCTGTAGTTGGCATTGTTTATCTCTTTAGTATATTTACCGTTTAAGTTGGGGTACCCCACGCTCCGCCACTCTGTTGCCAAGCACCGTCTGTAAAGATTAAAGTACAGATGCCACCAACACTATCATAATAACTTTCACTAGAATTGTCGTATACGCTGAATGGCGACAACGTGCCAACACCTATATTACGACTATTGGCAACTAATACACTTACGTTAGCCGGAACAACACCATTTTGTGCCACTAGATACATGATCTGTCCTTCCGTACCGTCAGCCAGTGTGTAAGCACCGTCAGTTAGTTTGTTGATAGTCTTAGTTAGGTCTATAGCCGTAACCCCTTGAACAACATCCGCAACTGATATATTTGAGGTGCTTCCAGATGTTCCACCCAGATCACCGGTATCTAATGTTCCAATAACAGCACCTACTGCGGTATTACCAGTTGTGGCAGTGACAGTATATGCGGCTACTCCGCTAGTGACTACTACTGTAAATGTAACTCCACTTAGAGTAAATGGACCGTAGTTTCCATCTACAATAGAACCTATATATGTGCTATCTTCCAGAGCAGTTGCTGTTCCAGTGTTATAGGCAATGCCAGTCTTGGCCACTGTAGTTAGGGTACTACCAGTATAAGCCGTTGTCTGTACAGTATTATCTGGGAATGTTAGATCACCATCCTCACCAAATTGCCATCTGCGTAGTGTTGAGTCTGAAAGATTGACTTCAATGTTGATACCGTTTTCACCGCGGATATTACCGGTAGGGTTTAATTCTAAATCGCCAGGTAGTGATGTAATACCATCTGAACTAAACAACCAATAGTTACCTGTACCGGTAATATCAGTTGCCATTACAATTCCTGGAGGTGCTCCATTGTCGTCAATAGTGATCCGAGTATTGTTGCCACCAATTCGAACAAATGCGTTACTGCCTAAATCTCCAGAACTGTCTATGGTCATACCATTTGGCAATGTTACAATTCCATCAGTGCCAAATTGCCAAGCGTGAACATCTGGAGTAGGGTATGTGTACACACCAGTAGGAGCAACACTTCCATAAGGAGGATTGGTGTTCCACTGTGCTACTGGTACATTTAATGTTCCTGTGTTGACATAAAGTGGTGTAACTGGATCATAGCCAGGAGCAACAATTCCATACTCGCCTTCTACAAACTGTATAAAAGGATCATTGGCAGGGTCATAACTACCTGGGTAACCAACTGGATACCACAGTGAATTTGCTCCGTCTTTGATGTAGGTTACATTCACCAAGGCAACATCAGCACCACTGATAACTATGGTAGTTGGCGGCACCAATGGCACAGTTGTTTCTGTAGTTACTTGTATTCCACCATCCACTGTAGTACGCACATTGTGATTGTCTGTGCCTAAGAAGATGCTGGTCTCTGCTAAATTGCCTGTGGTCAAATGTAAATGATATGGGCTGTCAAAAGTGGGTGCGTCAGCATTGATCAAGCCGGATTCAACACCCACATTCGCAGGGTCGTAGTTGTTGTCTTCAGGTGATACACGCACAGTAAATTCATAGTCGTCATTGTCTACTACAAAACTGATAGGTCCAACACTACCACCAGTTCCATTTATTGCTATTGTGCCAGAACTTGGAGTTGTTAGGCCAGCATCGGTTGGATAGATCCACCAGTAGAGTGTTTGGTTATTATAATTGCTTGCACCGTTAATATAGAATTCAAGTGTATCACCAACTAGGGCAGTATTATCTTGATAACTTAAGGTTATGCCGTTGTCAGTGAAATTATAATTGCTACCACCTTTGATCACCAACTTCTGACTGGCAACATCTGGCGTTGCTGGTGTAAGTTGAATAGTTGGATTGCTGGTAACATACCCTTCAGTGATTGTACCGCCTTGTGGCAATGTCACAGTGCCTGTTGTACCTAATACCAGTTCGTTACCGCCGTTGAATAATCTGTTGTTGGCAGTGGTCGAGTATAATGTGCCTAACAGGAAACCGCTGACTTCTGTAGTCAGTGTCACGGTGTTAGTGGTGATGTTTTCACTGTTGTCAGTGTCAGTCTTGCCTGCGTCAACCACTGTGATATCGCTGGCTGTGCCGTTTAAAACACCACTGAATGAGGCTGCTTTGAAATCCCAGTCGCTTACGGAGAATACATCTCCACTGGCTGCTACTTGTATCAATGTAGCCTGTGGCGTTCCCCCACCTATGAAATCACCAAAACCACCGCCTAATACTACATAGCCTGATTTAACTGCTATGTTACTGCCGCCACCGTCGCTGAAAAAGATGCCGCCGGTAAATGTCCAACCTGTGGTGGTTTTGTCTATCAATCGTTGCCATTCTACTTGACCGTTAAAGTCATACTTGGCTGCAACCCAGGTATAAGCGTTATTCGCATCATTGTTGTTGCCGGTCATGGCTGACAGATACAGTTTGTCATCGGCTCCAACTACCACGCTGACGCCAAATGTATCACAGTCACCTGTTACTCTTCTGCTCCACTGTTTAGCACCCGTGCCGTCCAGTTTCAGTATGCTAAGGGCATTGGTTGTTCCTCCATCAAAACTATATTGATAACTGCCTGTTACATAGATGTTGCCCATGCTGTCAATGTCAGCATCTGCTCCACGACAGTCAAAGCCCGCGTCAAACAGTATGGCCTTTTGCCATGCTATTGTGCCATCGCTGGCATACTTGACCACAAGCATACGATTGTCTGGATCGTTAGTGGCCAGGGTGCCGACTTTGACAACCATGTCGTCTACGCCGTCAACTCCTCCAAATACGCTTCCATTAATTGTGGCAATCACATCATCTACAGATCGATTGCCAATTGTATCACTGATGTTGCTGAATGTAGCGACTCCGGCAGTGACCGTAACACTAAACGCCACACCATTTGAAGTTGCTCCTAAGACGCCGCCAGTCCAATTGAGATTGTTGTCAGCATACAGAGTGGCCACACCGTCACTAACGCCCAACTGCTCCATGTAGCCAATGGCCACCACTTCACCTGTAGGACCCACTGCCATACCGTAGGCTTCTTCGTCGGCCTGACCGTCTAGTGCTCTTGACCAAATGACTGAGCCGTCTGCTTCATCTACCTTGGTGGTGGCAACATAGTCATCTGTGCCGTTATAGGCATAACCCACCATGACGGGATTTCCGTCCGATGCCACATCCACTACTGAACTTTGACTACTGAATCCAAAGTCATAGATCTTGCTCCATAGTACACTGCCATCAGTGCTGTCAAGTTTGGTCAAAGTGGCATTGTCCTGTCCTTCAACATCTGTCTCGCCTGCTACATATATCGAGTCAGTGTCGTTGTCCACTGCCAGCCCCCAACCGTCTGTGTAAAATTCATCGTCAAATCTTGCTGTCCATATCTTGGCGCCAGTTGTGGTGTACTTGCCCACGGAATAATAACTACCACCACCTTCGTCGTTGAAATGATTGAACAAGGCAATCACATTGCCCGCACTATCATATTCCACGCTGATTGCTATTGATACAATGTCTGTTGGAGCACCGGTTTGAGTTTCAAATGTCTGTACCCAAACATTAGTATCACCTGTAGCACCACCCAATACTGAGTTACCTTCACTGTCTAAAATGTCTCCACCGGCTGGCAGTGTTAGATCACCATCTGTGCCAAAGGTCCAACCGTGAGCAGTAGGAGTAGGACCACTGTAGGTATATATTTGAATATCTTTGTCAACAGCACCGTCTATGATAAATGCATCTGTTCCGTCAGCGGTGGCAATTGTGGTGCCTTGTGGGAATGTTAATGCACCACTGTTGTTAAATGTCCAAGTATGAGCATCTGTGCTGTATTTTGTAGCAATAGTAGCGCCATTGTTGTCAACCCACATCCATGAATCTTCATCCTTGCCTGCTGGGCTTGCTGGGCCTGCTGTGATACCAGCATAGTTGCCTGCTATAGTTTTTAATGTGGCACCGTTGATGATACTACCATCTGGCAATGTCACCACACCACCGTTGGTAACACCTAGTTCGTATTGATTGTTAAGTCCTGGATTGGGATTTTCATTATACAGTTTGCTGGTAGTAATTTTTCCACTATCTAGTGAGTCAGTAAAGCCTTCACCAAAGTCGGATACGGATAGTCCGCCACCGCCTGTCTCTTGCTCGTTAAAATAAGGAAGTGAAGTCCAAGCAGTTGATCCGTCACCAATTTTAATTTTGTTATTGGTTAAATCTAAGCCAAGTTCACCTTGTGCCAGCGTTGGGTTAGCACTGGTCCAGTTCGCGCCCGAATCGCGTCTAATTTGTATTTGTGTTGGCATTTATAGTTCCTTGTCCTTAGAATGTTGAAGTAGCACTGCCGCCGTCGATGACAACAGTTAGATTTAATTTGTTTTGTTGATCATTGTACGAAACTGCCACGCCATTGTGTGTTCCGTTAAGAAACATCTGAGACGCATAATCTTGGGCAAGTTCCGTGAGACTGTTTACTCCAGTAGTATTGTACAATTCGTCAAAATTTTGATTTACTTTATTAAACGCATCACGGATGATATCTCCATCTCTAGTGTTTGCGCTAGTACCAATGTTTATCGTTTGTTTTGCCATTATTTTTCGTCCTAGGAGTTACATTAACTAGTATTTATCGTGCGCTAAATATAATACTATGCCACGCTTATCACTTTACCGCCCACAAAAAGGGGCAGATTACAAGTTTATTGACCGCACTGTCTACGAGATGTTTCAAGTGGGCGGTGTAGATGTGTTTCTGCACAAATATATAGGTCCTGCTGATCCCAGTGATCCCAACAAGGCCTTGGGAGAAACCACTATCCAAGACGTGCTTTTTTTAGAAAATCGCGATAGAAAATACGATGCAGATGTTTATACTCTACGCGGCGCTTACAACATTCAAGACACGGATTTTAACCTCAGTCAATTTGGCTTGTTTTTGCAAAACGATACTGTATTTTTAACAGTACACATCAACAACAGTGTAGATACCATTGGGCGAAAAATAATGAGTGGCGATGTGGTAGAATTGCCCAACTTAAAAGATGAGTATGCGTTAAATGATTTTAAAAGTGCTTTAAAACGATACTATGTTGTAGAAGATATCAATCGAGCCGCTGAAGGATACAGTGCTACTTGGTATCCACACCTATACAGACTAAAATTAAAACCCATTGTTGACAGTCAAGAGTTTAAAGATATTCTTACTCGTCCAGAAGATGAAGATTTATTTGCCGGCGACTGGAGTCAAGAAAGAACATATTATGCTGGCGAAGTGGTAAGATACAATGGAACTTTGTATGTGGTCAAACCAACCGTTGGTGCTGAAGGCACACTATTAGAGCCGCCAAATCTTCAAGTTTGGAGTCCGTACAACGACAACACTGTGCGAGATTTAATCAGCACCTATGAAAAAGAAATGCAGATCAATGCTGGTATTATTGCTGAAGCAGAATCTGATGCAGAACTAAGCGGATCAGATACCACGCACTTTTATACATTGTCTGTAGATCAACAAGGTAGATCAGCAGTAGAAACCGCAGACACTGACATAAATGTGGCTAGTGCATTTGACGTTAGCAATACATCGCCCCCTCCAGTAAGAGA